AGCTAGCACACCAAGCAATTGATGCTTCGGGAGATATTTATCAAGACCAACAAGGTCAAGATTACTTTGTTTTTCCAGGTGATGCTATTCTTAACACAGCCGTAGCATCTACTATCGGTCAATTATACGATAACCCTAAAGGTAATACTTTTAAAGTACCGCAATTTGATGACATCAAGATGAAGTTAGAACTTATTAACCCATCTTTTGCTAATGATGCTGGTCAACCAATGCTAGGTGGTCCACTTACTGGGGTACTTGTTAGTGGTGTTAAAGCAATGCTTGGTTCTCTTCCTGAAAGATTACAACCAGCAGCAACCAAAACAGGTGAAACCCTTAACAATGTAGCCCTTGGTCCTATAGGTAAGGACGAAAACATTCGTAAGGCGTTAGTACCTATGTTCTTTGATAACATCTATAGAGCTTTAAGCCCAGCAGATGCTAACCGAGAATACGTTAGTGCTGGCATTTCTGCTACGGCTTACATGCAAGCTTTTGGACAGAAGTTGCCACCCAACCCAACGGATGAACAAAAGTATAATTATTTAAAAGCTATTCGTATAGGAACACATAACATTTTAGTTGTCCGTGCGATACTTGGTCTTGGTCCAATCAACCCTTCACTACAGGAATCAAAAGGACTGCCTGATTACTACAAGAATATAGGGGCTATCAGTCTACGCGGTGAGTTCTATAAGATACTTCAATCAGTTAAAGATACTTATGGTACAGATGTACAGGATCCATATGCTTTAGCAACTGCTATATTCTGTGGAAAGAACCCAGGCTTGTTAGTAGATACTGTATCTCGAAGCGATAAGAACTATAAAGTTTTAGTAAACATGACACAAGAAGTTAAAGATTGGGCTACAAAACACCAGTCTTTTATAGATAAACATGGTGATGCAGCGTGGATATTTGCTCCACAAATAGGTAAATTTAATACCAATGTTTACACTTGGATGCAGAGTCAAAACTTAATAGCCTCAAAGAATATGAGTGACTATCTAATAAGAGCTATGACTTCAGAACAAACATCTACTTACTTTGGTATTGGTGCTAAAGAAAAAGAAGACTTGGCTAAGACTTCAGACCTAAGCCTAAGACAGAACATTATTAAACAAGCAACTCAAGACCGTCAAGATATATTGGCTTCTAATCCTTACCTAGCCAAGGCTATACAGCCGCAGGCAGGCGGTGGCAAGAGCCAAGATGAGATTACCCTTGAAGGTATTCGTCAGGTATTACAAGAACCAGATGCACCTATAAACAAGACAGATAAGAAGTTTATGAAAGCTGCTATTCAAGAAATGGATAGCCTGACTACCTATGCTCAGGATCCATACGTCAAAGATTCCGGCGATGCTGCAATTCTTAAATCTGACAGAAGGCATATAGTAGAAGATAATATTAAAAAGTTAGCACTACTAAGTCCTGCTGTTAACGAGGCTTATGCCTATGTATTTAAAGCAATTATGAACTCATATGCTCCTGAGAAAAACGTAGTATTAGAGAAGGGTCAGTAACCAATGGCAGCAGATAAAGACTTAAGTAAACTTACTGGTCCTACAGCTGAGTACCGAGTAGATATTGACCCATTAACTCAGAAGACTGTTGTTGTAACAACAGCTCTTCATCCATCAGGTGCAGGTAAACCAGCCTATATTTATGTAGACCCACAGGGTAATTGGCGGGGTACATTAAGCGCACAAGAAGCAATCAACGCATTTAGAGCAGACATAAAGAAGTCTGGTATTACTAGCGCTGTTGCTAAAAAAATGTACGATGCTACATATTTAAGTCAAAAAGGATTTACATCTAACAACGCTGCTGCGTTTAATGAAGGTCTTAGAAAATACATTATTGATTTTAATGCTGACCAATTAACTAAGATTGCAGATGGGGAAGCTAATGCTTTCCAGCCATTTGGAGCGTGGGTAAATAGTTCTGCTGGGTCTGCCGGTGCTATTGGCAGACGCGGTAGTGTAACTACTACTGCTACTACCTCTGCTTTAACTAGTCCAGCTCAGGCTTACTATGAACTAGATAACTTTATGTTTGACCAGATAGGTCGTAAGGCTACTGCTGCTGAAAAAAAAGCATATCTAGACCAACTTAATTCTGAAGAAAACAAAGCTACTATTACCCGCAAGACATCTAGCACCACCATTACTGGTCCAGATTCACAGGCAACCACAGCCAAAGACCAAAGCATAGGCGCTGGTGGGTTAACTCAAGCAGACCATGACCGTATATTAAATTCAGTAGTTGCTCCTGTTGTACAGAAAATGTCCACAGATGAGTTAATGAAAACCAATGGCTCTATTGCTCAAGGTATCTCTACCTTGTTAGCCACTGCTGCTGACTATGGACTAACTAACTACACAGCGGATATAGCCAAAAATGATATATACGGCAAGATGAATGCTGGTGGTGTTGTAGGAATTAAAACCCTTGATATGGAAAAACAAAACATCAAGAGCCTAGCAATAGGTCTTTATCCAAACTTAGCTAATATGATTAACCAAGGCGTAAAGATCAGTTCAATTGGAAACCTTTATGCTCAGGAAATGCAAAAGACATTAGAGGTTCCTTGGACATCAGTTAAGGCTGATGACCCATTTGTTGTAAAAGCTTTGCAAAACAAAGATGCTAATGGCAAATCTCAGGATGGTGTTATGAGTTTAAATGATTTTAATATAATGCTACGCAACGACCCACGTTGGGCTACTACACAAAACGCAAAAGAAGAAGCGTCTGGCTACGCTAATACAATTCTTAAGCAGTTTGGATTCATGGGCTAATGGCAAGATATAATGAACCTGTAGTTAATACACCAACGGTCAATGACAAACAAGTAGCATTCAACAATATTCCTGCACCTGCACAGGTTATACCCGCATCTATTGCAGCAGCACAAGCAACAGTAGGAGCAAAAGAACTAGCCGCAACTAGGGCTGAAACTGCAGCAACTCGTGCAGCAGAACCTTTAACAAATAAATCAGTAACTCCACCAGCCCCAGCAAGTACAACTGCTGTATGGGTAGGCGGTACAACTACTGGTAGTTGGAAGTTTCAACCTAATCAAAACCAAGGACAACAAGGCGGTAGTACTACCAATACTAGCACTGGTGCTACTACTGATGCTTTGGCTGCACTGCAAGCACAACAAGATGCAGCAGTTAAACAAGATGCTTTTAAACTTATTGAAGATGTTTTTAACCAATATGGTTTAAGTAGTTTGGCTGCCAAAATTACAGATTACATGAAACAAAACATTGGTCCTAATGAAGCCACTTTGCTTTTAAAACAAACCCCTGAATATAAAACTAGGTTTGCCGGTAATGAAGCCCGTGTTAAGGCAGGCATGAATGCTTTGTCTGAAGCACAGTATTTAACCATGGAAGATAATTATCAGAATACTCTTACGGCGTATGGGTTAAAAAACTATTACGGCACGGATGCTAAAACAAGACAAGCAGGCATGGCTGCCGTTATAGGTGGAGATATATCAGCTACTGAATTTGCCGATAGAATTAAAACTGTGGTAGATACAGTACAAAATGCTGACCCACAAATCAAGGCTCAACTACAATCTTTCTATAACGTTAACTCAAATGACTTGGTTAAGTATTACTTAGATCCAACTAATAACTTTACTGCTCTTCAACAGAAAACAAATGCAGCACAAATTGGTGCCGCTGCTGTCGACCAAGGGTTGACTACTGATGTTGCTAGCGCAGAAGCACTAGCAAAGTTTGGGGTTACCCAACAACAAGCCATTACTGGCTACCGTAATGTAGGAGAAATACTACCAATTGCTAATAAGTTGGGTCAGATATATGGTCAAAAGTATGACCAAGCAACTGCTGAATCTGAAGCATTTGGAACAGGTACATCAGCAGAAGCACAACGTAAACGTCTTGCTCTTAAACAACTTGAAGAAGGTTCCTTTAGCGGACGTTCAGGCATTATAGGAGCCAATGTTGGTTCTGGGTATAGCGGGTCCCTTGGAAAGTCAATTCAAGGTAAGTTCTAAATAGATTCCTGTCGTGGATAGACCAGCACCACGCAGTGTATTAAGACTGGTAGTAGAAGCCATCATAGTTTCCCCGAACTTTGATGAGGTCTGCGATACAACTAACAGAATGGGAGAACGGTTGCTATGGCAACAAACGATTGGGAAGATGACGACGACTTCGATTTAGAAGACGCCGCTCCGCAAAGCAATGATGGCAGTGACTTACTAAGGAAACTCCGTAAGGCTAAGCGGGCAGATGAAAAAAGAATCAAAGAACTCACTGAGCAACTTGAGGGATTATCCAAGGTGCAGCGTGAGCGAGTTGTCAAAGAAGTCCTAAATCAAAAGGGTGTCAACCCTAAGGCAGCACGTCTAATACTTAATGACTTAACAGATATTAACGAGGAGTCAGTCTCGCACTGGCTCGATGATAATGCTGATTTGTTTGGATTAGAAACTAAGTCTCAGGTAGACCCTCAACAACAAGCTGACCTAGCGGCACTACGCCAACAGGACATTGTTACTCAGGGTGCACTAACACCCGACAGAGCTCAGGATGGATTCCAGCGAATCAATGATGCCACTAGTGCAGAAGAGATTATCGCCATGATTCAATCTGGGAATTTTTAATCAACCGAATCTAACATCCTCATAAGGAGGTGCAACAAATGGCAAACGCATATACCACCACCGGGTCCTCAACACTCGGAGGTACAATAGGAGGCGCTGGTCTAGTCCAAAAGGCTTATGACCGTCTTATCGAATTCGCGCTTCGTGCACAGCCACTTATCCGCCAAGTCGCAGATAAGACCCCTGCTCGTCAGAGCATTCCGGGTTCCTCAGTTGTATTGCAACGCTACGTCGACCTAACTCAACAGACCGCAACTCTGACTGAAGCAGTTGACCCAGATGCAGTAGCACTGGCTACCCCAACATACACAACCATTACTCTTGCTGAGTATGGTAACGCAGTACTTGTTACACGTGCTTTGGAACTCTTCAGCCTTGCTGATGTAGATCCAGCTGTTGCTAACATCATTGCGTACAACCTTGCAGACTCTATTGATACAGTCGCGCAGAACGTGCTTCGCACAGGTACTAACACACTATATGGTGGCTCACGTACTTCAACTGCAACACTAACATCTTCAGATACTTTCACTTCAGCAGTTGCTCGTAAGGCAGTTGCTAAGCTACGTACCAACAAGGCTATCCCACGTAAGGGTTCCTTGTACTGGGCAGGTATCCACCCAGAAGTTGCTCACGATCTTCGCGCCGAAACAGGTGTGGGTTCATGGCGTCAGCCACATGAGTACCAATCAAATGATGAAATTTGGGCAGGCGAAATCGGAACTTACGAAGGTGCATTCTACATAGAATCACCACGTATGTACAGCGATTACAAAGGTGCTGCTAAGACAACATCAACTACAACCACAACAGCTTCTGCTGCTTCTGGTGCATACGTTCTTGCTGTTACATCTACTTCAGGTATCTTGGTATCTGACGTTGTTGCTGGAACTGGTGTTGCTACAGGTGCAAACGTTGTATCTATCTCAGGTACAAACGTTACACTTGATACAGCAGTTACTTCTGCTGGTGTTACATCAGGTGCATCAATCACCTTTACACATGAGACAAACGTCTTCAACACTTACTTCGCAGGACAACAAGCTCTTGCTGAAGCAGTGGCTGAAGAACCACATGTTGTTATCGGACCGGTTGTTGATAAGTTAATGCGTCACCGCCCACTCGGCTGGTACGGCGTACTTGGCTTCTCCATCTACCGTGATGAAGCACTCTACCGCGTAGAGACTTCTTCTTCAATCGACTACTAATAGTTAATTGACTGTAGGGCTGGAGCAATCCAGCCTTATGGTAAGTCCACTATTAAGGGAGCGCAATGGCTTATTACTTTTTACCTCCGACTGTGTCGGAAGGTCCTGCTGGTGGTGGACGTTTGTTTGTCCGCTTTCGCTTGACCCGTGGTGTAACAGTCCTGCGTGTTAAGGGAGTGTGGCAAGAGATTCGCTACCCAACAGAAGATCAAACTGCAGAAGCAGACCATGGTTTTTTATTCCGTGGTGGTTACAAGCACTACATAACTGACGCGCAAAGGACGGCACTAATTAATGCAGGATACTCAGCAAACATCTTCTCAGAGTAATCATACTCATGTACCCAAGATAGTTGAATGGGCTTACGAGTTAGTAAACGGAGACGTCAAAGAACGTCCAGCTCTTTATGGATGTACCAAGTGTGATGTTACATCAGTAGAACTTTTTGAATATCAAGATGACATCTTTGTTGACCACACCAAGTGTGGACCGGACTGCTTTGGGTGTAAAGCCAAAGGCATACAACTCAACGCAGGAGATGCTAAGGGCAGCATTGTTGCCTCTGGTACCACCCAGAAAAAATGGGATAAAGAATTGGCTTACTACAAAGATGCCCGTGCCCAGGGGGTTCAACCCGAAGGAACATCACGTGCTGCTGTACAGAAAGCGCTTGAAGCCTCAGAGGTTCTTAACAAACCTTACAACGGCAGCAAGATGCCAAAAGCCAATTTCATAAACGAAAAGACCGTAGAGGTCATGAAAGAAGTAGGAGCAGTCTAATGGCAGCAAAAAAATATAACGATGCTAAGCAAGACGCCAAGGTCATGAAAGGCATGAAGCCTGCACAAAAGGCTGCCTTTATGAAAGGCGATAAGAAGATGGATGCTAAGAAGCCATCTCCTAAAGCCGATATGAAAATGGACAAGGCATTGGCAAAAAGAATTATGAAGAAAGGCAAGTAACTATGTGTACACAATGCGGATGCGCTGATACAGCCGTCACAATTAAAGCACCAGTCAGAGTTGCGTCAGGTCAAGATGCGTCAGTCATCAAAGGCTTTGATGTACCACCCCCATATGGAAAAGGAAAAGAATAATGTCAGACATGATGTCACCAAAGTCTCGTAGCGCAGCTACAGACGTATCGTCAGTAAACAAGGCTGACTTCCACGGAGGCGTAGCACCTGCTGCTGCCAACGTAGCACAGCCATACACAGGCAAGACAGGCATGGGTCCTTCACAAGTTGTTGAAGGTATCTACGTCCAACCTGAAGGTGGACGGGCTAAGTAATGCCAAATAGAATCCCAACACCTGGGGTTCCTAATCCCGGTGTAAGAAACACTGCGGTTGATAATCGACACATCAACACGGTCCAACATGGAACCGTTGGTGGAGAGACTAAGGGTGCAGTTAAATCTCAAGGTCCGATTAACTTCAACAAAACTGTAGGTCACAAGCCACTTCCTAAAATCACAGCTCCTACAACTAGGGACAAGATGATAGGCAATGCCCAAGATGCTCTTCAAAAGAAGCGTCTTAAAGGCGGAACTTACAACAGTTCAGGTACCAACTAATGGCTAAGGGCATGGGCTTTAAAGCCGCACAGAAGTCAGTAGCAAAGAAGCAAGGACTATCAATGGATAAGGCTGGCGCAATAATTGCTGCCGGTGCTCGCAAAGCTAGCCCTGCTGCAAAGAAGGCAAACCCTAACCTTATGAAGGTTAAAGGCAAAGCAAAAGGAAAATAATTATGGCAACCGATTCACGTCTAACCAGAGCTGGAGTATCAGGCTTTAATAAGCCTAAGCGCACACCTAGCCATCCTACTAAGTCACATGTTGTTGTGGCTAAGGAAGGCGACAAGGTAAAGACAATTCGCTTTGGACAACAGGGCGTGGTCGGTGACCATAAGCCAACAGCAAGACAGGCTTCATTCAAAGCCCGTCATGCTAAGAATATTGCTAAAGGAAAAATGAGTGCCGCTTACTGGGCAGATAAGGTGAAGTGGTAATGGTTAAAAAAGTTTGGGAAACACCTAACCCTAAAAAGAAATCAACTCCGTTAACACCTGCCGCTAAAGCATCAGCAAAAGCTGCAGCCAAAAAAGCCGGCAGACCTTATCCAAATCTTGTGGATAATATGAGAGCCGCTAAGAAGAAGGGCAAGTAATGGCTACCTATGGTACAGCCGTTTACAACGGAACTACCTACACCCTCTATGGACGCCCGGGCTCTACTGTCCGCGATGAACTTAATCGCCTAGCCAATGGCGGCGACTATCCAGCCTACACCGCTTACAAAGATGAGCAGGGTGCTGCTAACGCATGGGCAGGCACAACGGGTAAAGCAATCATTGCTGCCCTTAACTATAAAGTTTCTTCAACACGTCAACCACCAGCCTACAAAGAGCGTAACGCAGTAGCTAGTGAACTAGCAGGTATCACAGACCCTGCCAAGTACCTAGAGATTGTTACCGCATTAAGGACTATAGCTTCCTAATGGCAACCACATTTAAAAATTTAATTGATGACACGGCTTTAAACGTTCAGGGTTTTACCTATCGCCAAGACCGTGCTACTTATTTGACTGCTGCCTGTACCTCAGGCGACTTTGTTTTATCTGTAGGTTCTACTGAAAACATTGGCAAAGGCATTATTGAAATTGATAATGAAATGATGTGGGTAGATGCTTATGACCGTCAAGCCAACACTATTACCATTGCTCCGTTTGGGCGGGGATATAATTCAACAACGGCTGTTTCTCACACTACTAATACCAAGGTAACTATTACGCCTACCTACCCAAGGGTAGCAATATCACGGGCTATTAACGATACTATCAATTCTGTTTACCCAAAGGTATTTGCAATTGGTGCTACTGACGTTACTTTCCTAGCTTCTCGGACTACCTATCAGGTTCCGTCAGAAGCAATTCAAATTTTACACATGGCATGGCAGACCGTTGGTCCTACACGTGAGTGGTTACCTATTCGCCAATGGCGTTGGGATCCACTAGCAGACACAGCCTATTGGGGTGTCTCATCTCCTGACGGACCTAGCAGTGGCTTTAGTCGTACCGTATCTGTTTATGATAACGTCTTACCTGGTCGCACCATGCACATTGTTTACGCCCACTTGCCTAACCAACTAACTAACGATACAGATAATTTTGAATTAATTACTGGATTGCCTACATCTATGAGAGATGTAGTTATCTACGGTGCAGCTGCACGTTTAGTTTCTTACATAGACCCTGCTCGTATGTCCGTAACATCTGCTGCTGCAGATGAATTTGATAGCAAGCGTCCTTATGGCACAGGTTCAAACGTTACTAAGCAATTGCAACAAATGTATTTAGCGCGTCTTGAAGAGGAATCGCTAAAACAAAAACTTCAATTCCCAGCCCGCGTTCATTATTCAAGATAGGGTAATTAATGACAACTCGTAAGTATACCTCCCGGTCTCAACAAACCACACTCACAGGCTCAGTCACATCTGGTGCCACAATCATTCCTGTTGTCTCTGCTACCACTGTGCTTGGTGGTGCAACAATCAGCACAGGGCAAACTATGACAGTTGTCATTGACCCAGATACAGCTCTTGAAGAAGTAGTTGATATTACCGCGGTAAGCGGAAACAACTTAACCATCACACGTGCTATTGATGGTTCTTCTGCACAAGACCACTCAGCAGGTGCAGTAGTCCGTCACATGATTGTAGGTCGTGACCTTCGTGAAACTAATCTGCACATCGAAGCATCCACTTACTACAACGATGGAACTGTTGCAACCAAGTCCCTTCACGGGCTAGGCTCAGCAGACGGCGCAGTGGTTGGTTCAACCCAGACTGCAACCTTTACCAACAAGACCATTGATGCTACATCAAACACTGTGCTTAACATTGCTGATGCTAACATTAAATCAGGTGCTGCTATCGCACCGGCTAAGATTGCAGGCACAGCGGTAACTCAGGCTGATACTGGCACTATTACATCAACCATGATTCTTGATGGCACAATTGTCAACGCAGACATCAATGCAAGTGCAGCGATTGCTGCTAGCAAGATTGCTGGCACTGCTGTCACACAAGCAGACACAGGCACAGTCACCAGCACAATGATTGCTGACGGCACCATCGTCAATGCAGACATTAACGCTGCTGCTGCTATTGCACCTACAAAGGTTGCTGGTACTGCTGTAACTCAGGCTGATACAGGAACAGTTACAAGCAACATGATTGCTGATGGAACAATAGTTAACGCAGATATTAATGCTGCTGCTGCTATTGCTCTTAGCAAGTTGGCTACTGACCCACTAGCCCGTGCTAACCACACAGGCACACAGTTGGCTAGCACCATCTCTAACTTTGATACACAGGTACGCACATCTGCTCTTAACCAGATGGCTGCTCCTACCACTGACCTATCAATCAACACGCATAAGTTGACTGGCGTAGTAGACCCAACATCTGCACAAGATGCTGCTACCAAGAACTATGTAGATATTAAACTATCTGCACTTGTTAACGGAGCACCTAGCACCCTTGACCAACTCAACGAGTTGGCTAACGCTATTGCTAACGACCCTAACTACTCCACTACAATCACAACGGCATTATCAACAAAACTCCCTCTAGCAGGGGGCAACATGACCGGTGTTATCGATATGGGCAGCAATAAAATAACATCTCTTGCAGCCCCTGTTGTTGGAACAGATGCAGTTAACAAAACTTATGCAGATGCAAATATTGCCATTACTGCTACCAGCGCTGCTAGTGCAGCAACATCTGCTGCATCTGCAGCAACGTCTGCATCTAGTGCAGCGACATCTGCCTCATCTGCTTTAACCAGTCAAACTGCTGCTGCTACCAGCGCTACAAGCGCTGCAGCATCCGCTACTGCCTCTGCTGCTTCAGCCGCTACTGCTTCAACCGCAGCAACTAATGCTGCTGCTAGCCAAACTGCTGCTGCTACCAGCGCAACCAGTGCTGCTGCATCGGCTACGTCTGCTGCAGGTTCGGCTACAACTGCCTCTAATTCGGCTTCTACAGCCTCTACCGCTGCTACAAACGCGGTAGCCAGTGCAACTGCTGCTGCTACGTCTGCAACCTCAGCAGCGGCCTCAGCAACTGCTGCTGCTACGTCTGCTACTTCTGCTGCTGTTAGCGCATCAACGGCTTCTAATTCTGCTGCTACTGCTAGCACGCAGGCTACAAACGCCGCTGCTTCTGCTACTGCTGCTGCAACAAGTGCTACGTCGGCTGCTGCTTCAGCAACTGCTGCTGCTGCTTCAGCAGCAACTGCCAGCACTGCAGCAACTAATGCTTCTACTTACGCTACCAATGCTAACAACTCAGCCACTGCAGCCGCTACATCGGCTACATCGGCTGCAGCATCTGCTACGGCAGCAGCTACTTCTGCTACCAGTGCAGCAACTTCGGCTACCAGTGCAGCAACTTCTGCTTCCAGTTCGCTGACTACTTACAACACCTATAAGACTTATTACCTAGGTTCTTTTGCTTCAGCCCCTACCCTTGATAATCAAGGCAATGCTCTTATTACTGGTGCTACTTATTGGAACTCTGGTAGTTCAACCATGTTTGCTTGGTCAGGTTCTGTTTGGAGTGCTTTATCTACAGCCAACGGTGCAGTTACTACTGGAACACTAGCCCAATTTGCAGCCACAACTTCTGCTCAACTGGCTGGTGTTATATCTGATGAGACCGGTAGCGGATCACTTGTATTTGCTACTTTGCCTACCTTTGGTACTACTGGTGTCAAATTTTCAGGTTCAGTTTCTGGTACAACACAAGTGTTGTCAGGAGCAACAGCGGGTACATCTGTACTTACATTGCCAGTTGCTACAGATACTCTTGTAGGTAAAGCAACAACAGATACTTTAACTAACAAAACTTTAACAACGCCAACAATTAATGGTCTTACCATTACTGGAACTGTTACTTCTACGGCTACCGTTAGTGGTGGAACTTTTAATAATATAACTTTAACTGGCACATTAACAGCTGCGTCATCATCTGGCACAAACGGGCAAGTATTGCAATCAACTGGCACGGGAGTCCAATGGGCTGCTGCAGTTACTGATGCAAACCCAACAGCGTTTATGCTTATGGGCGCTTAACCCAACAACCAAGGAGAAATAAATGGCAACAACCTATAAAGTGTTGGGTCAATCTAACCCAGCAGCAACAACAGCAACAACCCTATACACGGTACCATCGCTAACATCTACAATTGTTTCAACCATTACAGT